GTATTAAAACGCATACTTGTTTGAACAAATAACGTCTAACACTACGTCAGCGGTATAACCGTTGACTAAGCGCTTTCCATACACAAGACGCGGGCGCAAGCCAACCTCTTGGCAATCTTTGATAGCATCAATCTGCTCACCCCTACTCAACGGCTGAATTTTCTTGTCCATGACTAAGTCTTGATATGTAACCATAGGTCGGTATTCCGCCACTTTAGGGGAAGAACATCCAGCCAACGTGCTGACCACGCATATTGCAATAAAAATCTTTTTCATATAGTTGCCTTTCCTTCTGCTCTGTTATTTGCTTGCTCTGTACGCCAAATTTCGACACGCAACTCTGCGGCTGTTATGTCCCACTTTAGCTTCTCTTCTATTTCAACTGCGGCTTGCAATCCCTTCAACAACTCGACCATCTCAGGGTGGGCATATGCTTCACGTTCCTGCGCCCCGATAGCGGTCTCCATACTTCTCTTCATCAAGATACCCTTTAGGCTCTTGCGGTAATGCTCGATATAGGAACGCTCCGCTTTAGCTTTAGCAAATAACGCAGCGTGCTTCAAAATATAATCCACAGCTTTATGTGGGTCTCTTTCTTCACTCATAAAACACCCTTCCTTTTTTTATGCGGATTCGTCTAATTACCAGAACCACAAATACAGCAACACAAACCCAAAACATAAATCCAGACATAGCCATGAATGTCCAGAAAAAATCTCCGAAAGAATCAAACATCTACTCCTCTCCTATGTGTGTACTGAGCCAATAATACGAAACCAAAAAAATAATACATACCCACGCAACAATACCCGTCACCATTAAAAACAAAGAACCGATATTTACTATGACTTCCATCACCCACCCCCTTCTTTAATAAAATCCTTACGCACATCAATCATTGTTTGAGCCTGCTCAAACGCCTCGTAAGCAATATCTATTTTTGTTTTGCCTGCTTTAATTGGTTTTTGCATTAATCCCATCAACGCAAACATTGCATAGATGTCAATCAGGTCTGGTTCAACATTCATTTGCGTGCCTTCTCTTTCTCAGCAAGGTAATGCGTAACGTGGTCATGCAACATATCAATCAATGGAGGTTCCCCCGTAAATAAAAAGTAAACCACAACTAATGAAATAATCCAATTCATAAAATCCCCTCTATAGTTACTTTGACCATACCGCCAACCTCATCTGCCCAGTACACGCGCAGGTCTTCTATCAAAGCGTCATCTTGCATAACACCAGCGTGAGCCATTGAGTCAAGCAACGCCTTTAAAAGATTATCCAAATCACGGCGACGGCGGTCTGGTCGAAAGCATTCAATCTCTACCTTTACCGCATAGTCAATATGTTTGTTGGCACGCTGTATCAATACTTGGTCTGAAACTGTTTTACGGTACTCACGCCCCCTTGCACTAATAATAGTTCGACCATTAAAGTTGCGCCAATATGTATTGACGGTTGGAGGCCACGGCAATGTAAGCTCAATCATTGCAAAGTATTTCTGGTTTCAGCAAGTGAAGATAGTTGTAAGCTCATCAACTCATCACGATGTAAACTTACTTGTATATACAATGCGTGCAAATTCTCAATACCTTTTTGCATTCTTTCTAATTCATTAGCTGCTTGCAAAATAACTTCTTTGGGGCAGTATTCATGATTCAAACGCAAATCTTCAATTAATAATTTAATTTTGTAATCATTCATTTCCACTCTCCTTGATTTCCTCGGTTGCCCTTTGCCCATTGGTCTCTAACATCTTCCTCAAGTCGCGACTTGGGATGAAGTTCATTCCATCCTTTGTAATACTTCCCAAACTCGTTACTGTAACCGTGGAGCCAACGGTGTGCGCTATCGCGATTTTCAATCCGCATTGCGATAACGTGTCGAACGAGACAGCGGTGACGATGTTCATCTTCCCCCTCGCCTTCTTCAAAGACATTCAAAACCTTCCACCACTATCAAAAGCCATCGGTATCGAATCGTGATTCTCTACAAATTGTTGACTGTCTTTTAAATACCAAAGCGAATACCAATCTTCAGACTCACCATTGCGTTGCTTCTCACACATTAAATAAGCATCTGGAATCATCATGTCAACGGTTCCGTTCTGCGCTTCATGCTCTTTCTTTTTGTTACGCCAAACCATCAACACGTTATCTACTTGGTCGCTGATTGAGCCTGAGCCTTTAATGTCATTCTTGTTTGGTTTTATTTCTTCGCTTTGTAACTTGCGGATGTGGTGAATCAAATGCACATGGACATTGTGGTCACGCGCTAACGACGTCAACTCATCAACAAAATATTTCTGTGCGTTGTAGTCGTCCTCACCTGATACGCACTTCATAAGCGAGTCAATGAAGATATGCTGAACGCCTAGCTCAATTGCGCTGTAGCGTGATACAGCAATAACCTGCTGCGCTGTTACTGTCCCCTGCTGGTCATACAGCCAAAGATTTGCGTGAGCAAAATTTCTCATGCGTAAAATCAATGCAGTCAGATACCGACCCTTCTCAACGTAACGCGGCGCATCAATGTTTTCGCCTGCAAACTGACGAAGCATACGAAACAACGTGCGCTTAGGTTTCATCTCAAACGATGCAATCATTACCTTCTGACCTTGCTTGATTAGACCCATCGCAATCTGACCAGTCACCATTGACTTGCCACCACCATTGCCGCCTGCGTATAAAGTCACCTCGCCTGCACGGTATTGAAAGCCTGCGTGAGTCTTTGACCACGGCATAGTCTGATAAGCCTCAACTACTGGGCTGGCAATCTCAGCTTCAATCTCATCTAAGAACTCGCCTGCGCCCTTGACCTTCTGCGCAACATCATTAGCCTTGAGGTACTTCTCAAAATCTACCTCGTCAGGTCGAACGATACGAATGCGACGAGCCTCGTCTAATTCCTGCGCTCTTTTTTGTATGTCAGACGTTTGCATATTTAATTGCCTCTTCAATTCGCTTTTGGGATAACTTCATTCGCTCTCTGTCGGTCTCGCTTAACTTCTTGCCTTGGCTCAAGTCATAAGCACATACGGATACTAGTAGCGCCTCAAACGAAATAATTCGCATCAGGTCGCTGGCATAAAATGCAGGCTTCATACTCTTCTTGCCTTCGACTGGATACTCGCGGCGCTTATCGTCTGGCGGAAACAAGTCAGTCAAGTCCATGCCAAGCGCCTGCACAATCATCAATGCCTCGCAACCTGCAAAGCAGTGAATTAATACGCGCCCATCTTCCGTCTCACGGATTGAAAGGGAAGGGCCTTTGTCATTGTGCGCAGGACAACAAGCCGTCCAAGAACCATTGCGCCCCTTAACCTTAGTCAACATACCCAACATCTTTTCAACAGGTGTCATATCACCCTCCTGCCAATTGAAACCGAATCGGTTGCTGAGTCATCTTCCCAGCGCTTTTGATTAATGAACGTAAGCGGCGCAGGCTCGAACCCAGAAATCCACTGCTCAGAAGCCTTTAAACGGGTCACCACGGCGTTTATTTTGTCGGCTAAGGGGTCTAGTGCTTGACGCTCCCATTTCGCCTTACAGGCGTTTTTAGCGACTTTGCGTTTTGACGTAGGCCAGTTGTTCCAAAACTCCTCAAACCGCGATGCAGTCGGTAAAACCGACGTAATGGTTTTTATATTCTTCTTCTGTATCTGTATCTTCTTAGGGTTATTGTTCGCTTTCGTTTCGGTTTTCGATTCGCTTTTCAACGGCCTGCCGCCTCGCTTTCCAAGCTGTCGATTATTCTCAACTTGATGTTGATACTTCGCAACTTCGACATGACAACGATGGTTGTAATACCCATTTTCGGTATGTTCAAAGAACTCATTCAAAACCGATTCGGTTATGTCTAAGTCTAGGCGTATTTTTCTCGCAACCGATTCGGTATCGAGTGGGATAGCCTTCTCGCTCATGTAGTACAAATCAAGCAGGCGTCGGTACGCCAAATCCTCAGCATCTGACAGGTGAACTGTGTGCGTAAGGTAATCACCGATGTGAAATTTGTACCATATCATTTCGCTGTCTTTCCAAATATGTCAGGACGCAATTCCGCCCTCTTCACTTTCCTACCTGTATGCAACTCAATGTCGCGGGCTAGTTCTGGGCTAGGTAGTTCTCGCCCCGTAACAATCAATGAAAACCACGTTTTACTAATGCCTAACTTTCGAGCAAAAGCAGTCATCGACCCCCTTGGCTTGTCCTTAAAATATTCTTGTAGTGTCATCACATTCCTTTCTTGATTAAGTGGATATTACACGAAATAAAAATTATGTACAACGCCAAATTAAACATGATAAACTAAGACCTGTTTAACTCGAAAGCGAACTTATGGACAACGAATATGAAATGCATCAACTGATGCTTGAGCGGCAGCAAAGGCTTGAGGAGGCGCTAGAACGGGCTGAGACAGGCATTGCAACACACGAAGACTGGGACATCATCCGTTATGAATGTGGGTTGCCCAAGAAACGACCCATAGTAACTTTAGAAACTTTATCAATTAGGAGCGAATGATGGCTTTAATAGCGAAAGAAAGCGGCGGCGGCGGTGGAGACTTCACCCCAGTGCCGCAAGGGATGCATCTTGCGCGGTGCTACCGAGTTGTTGACTTAGGAACCCAAGAGTCAACGTACCTTGGAACGGTCAAGCACCTACCCAAGGTTATGTTGCAGTTTGAGGTACACGGCGAAGATGACGACGGCAACCCAATTGTTACCGCCAAGGGCGAACCTATGTCTATCAGCAAGAACTTTACGCTGTCGTTAGCGGAAATGGCAACGCTGCGCAAAGACCTGCAAACATGGCGCGGGCGCGAGTTTACCCCCGAAGAGTTGCGCGGCTTTGAACTCAAGAACGTGCTAGGCGCGTGGGCAATGATTTCGGTTATCAAGGCTATGGGAAACAATGGCAAGGAGTACACCAACATTGCAGCGATTATGTCTGTGCCACCAGCTATTAGAAAAACTGGAATACCTCAAGGTCATAACGACCTGAAACTGTTTTCTATTGATGAGCCTGACATGGAGTTGTTTAACAGCTTTAGCAACGGCTTGAGAGAAAAAATCCAGAAGTCTCCAGAGTGGCAGGCGCGAGGTGGCTCAAGCGCTCCAGTAACCGCTAAGGCAGCTTCTAGCGACTCTGATGACATGGACGACGACATTCCTTTTTGATAATGAGGTTGATGCGTAATCAGCACGCGACGCACGTTGATTTCTTTCAGTTCAAAGGATTGATTGAAACCAACCCGAAAGCGACTCCCTGCAACATCGACATGGTTTTTGAGCGCAAGTGCAAATTCTTTGTTGGAGAGTGGA